TTTCGCCGCCTCAACCTCTTCTATACCCGCCATTATAAAAGCTTGTTTCTCTTCTTCTATTTTTTCAATCTGTAATTGAGTAGACGACTTTGATAAATCATTAAATCTCTGAATAGTAGCTAATCGAGACTGTTCTTGTAATGCTAAAGCTTGCGCACGTTTTCCGGCCTCGGCTTGAATAACAGCCGTATTTTCTTCTTCTCCAGCTTTTAATCTAGCGGACGCCTCATCAATAATCGCGACTTGCTTCGCGCGTAATATTTCTAACGCTTGTAATCTCTGATTTTCTAATTCTCCACTAGCCCAAGGGGTTTTAGAAAGGGTATCAATTTGTTCTTGGATCTTTTGATATTCAGTTTTTTCATCTTCTAATGTCTTTAATATTAGTTCACGATTCTTTTTATACTGCTCTTCTATCTTTAATTTATTTTCAGCGGCCTTTCTAGCCTTTTCGTCTAATTCGGCTTGCTCGCCTTGAACATCACGGCCTTTCCTTTGGCCCTGTAATTTCATCTCTAATTCTAATCTGATTTTCTTTATAGTATCTAATTCTTTTAATAATATCGGATCACCTTCAGCGTATATTTCCCTAGATAACGTTAAAGCGGTATTTATATTATCATATTCTCGTTTTATTATCTCTAAATCTTTCTTTAAATCTCCGGTACTTCCGCCGGATAATATTTTATCTAACGCTTCTTTCTGTTCTTTCGCATTTCTAAACCCATTGGCCACTAAAGCCGCAGTAGCCCCCAGCCCGACCAAAGCCGCCGTAATAGCGACTACGGGATTAAGCGCAGTAGCGGCATTAAATGCTATTACAGCTTTCGTTATATTTGATACGGCTAATATTGCCGGACCTAATACAGCGGTAAATGCGCCAATAATTAATATTGTTTGTTTCGTTTCTTTATCTAATGAAGTAACAAATTTAGCAAATTCACTTAATCCTTTGACTATATCTTTTATAGTAGGCATCAAATCATCAGAGAATGATCTTGCCATAGTAAAAGTATCATCTTTTAAAGTAGAGAATAAACCAGATAAAGTTTTAGATGCATTTTGCATCCCATTAAAGAATAAACCGCCAGCACTAGTGGCATCCTTAAAAGCTTGTTTTACTTGATCCGCCGATATAGCGCCTTTTGACATCTTATCTTTTAAAGATGCCATTGATTCACCGGTTTTTTCGGAAATAATTTGTAATGGATTAAAACCAGCATTTATTAACTGTAATAAATCCTGACCCATTAATTTACCGGCGGAAGTTATTTGCCCGAACACTAGTGCCAATGAATTAAACCTAGCACCGCTTCCTCCAGAAGCATCGCCAAGCATTTGTAAAGTAGGAATTAAATCTTTTGCGCTTACGCCAAATTGTAATAACGTTTTAGATGCATCGGCTAAATCAGTAGTTTCGAATGGAGTAACAGCCGCCATTTGTTTTAAATCTTCCATTAATACTTTAGCTTTTTCAGCGCTTCCCAACATCGTAGTAAAGGAAGACTCAAGCATTTCCATATTAGCGGAAGATTTTACAGCGGCTACACCTATGGCCAATAAAGGTGCCGTAACAAATACTGAAAGTTTTTTACCTAATTTTTCGGCGTCATTAGCGAACGATAACAGTTTTTTAGAAGACGAATCAATAGATTTATCTAGTTCGGAGTTGTCGCCTACTATGCGCACCACCATGTCGCCGAGACTAGCCATTTCCTATCTCCCCATATTTTCTTCTTAATTCAGCCCGTATTTCCAATAACTCTTTTTCACTTCTTTCAGATAACTTTTTAGGGCCTTTCTTTTTAATAACATTATTCTTTAAATCAAATCCTAAATTATGATATAGAACTATTTGGCCTAATGACATTTCCCATAATAAATATTCTTTAGTAGCCCACGGATATAAAATCGCCATATTAACAAATAAGCGGGCAAGATATCCCTCATTATCTTCATCTTGCCCGCTTGTCAGTTTTTTCCGTACTTAGCCACCGCCTCATAGGAATCATTTAAAGCCTTCGTAATACCATCAACAATAGGCCGAATCTGTACGGGAGAAACTTCATCCATAAAAAATTCTTTATTCAATCTTTTATGTTTCCTAGAACAAAATAAAACACATAAATCAATTGACTTATCAAATGCTCTTTTTTGTTTATCAATATCATTAATTATTTCCTCAACAGAACTAGCTATACCGTTTATTTCTGACAATAACGCGTCAACTTCAAACGTTATTCCGTTTGGAACAAAAGATAAATCGACCTCCTCACCGCCTAATATACTAATATTAGGCGTGGGTCGTAATATATCTAAATCTTTAGCTTTACCCATTTTAGATTAACGTCCTAGTAATTTTAAACAATTGAGATCCAACAGTAAGGCTAGAATCGACCTTCCCTTCAATCTGGCACGGCATCAACGCTAATGGATCAGCGTCATTATCCGATTTAAAGTTAATAGAAATACCCGTGGTTAAAGTACCTTTAAAAATAGTCAGAATAGTTTCCGACGTAGTAGCACTAATCATTCTAGTATTCGTGATTCTAAACACGCGCGGAGTAATAGTGGAACTTCCACCGGCTACTAACGTAGAAAGTACCGTGGTAGAAGTCTGAGAAACTAATCCGCCATGAATAGCCGATAATACAGAAGCGTCGTACTCGATTAATTCAAAATCAACGGTACAAACTTCTTCCGCCACGCCCTCAATCGGATCAGGAGCATTACCAGCTTGAACATCATACATCGTGGGCGTATGCGTAAAAGCCGAAACCATACCGGCGCCTAAATTAACGTAAGTAGCCGCAACACTAGATGCAGTCTCTATTTTGCAGTTACCTATAATAAGTTTATTACTATCAACAGAACTATTTTGATGATACGCCATTTTTATTTCTCCTTATCCTTATTAAATTCCAGCCCTGGCATTTTTGCGCTTAATACTAGTAATTTTAGATTTCGTTAATTGCTTTTCTTTAGCGGCTACAACCTTAGCGCGAGATTTACTAATACCACTTTTAGACATAATCTGTTTTACTCTAGCATCTTTATTTTTAAACGCAGATTTCTTAGCCGATCCAGTAACATTAGCGCCTTTTCGTCTTCCACTTCCCGGCCCACCCATATTTTTCTCCTTAACTAATTGTTGAGCTTGCATAAATAAATTGAATATCAACCGGACAGTTATAAACTTGCTCCGCTGATTCATAAATAGAACCCTGTAAATTTCTTAAACTAGCCCTTGCCACACTAAAACTATTATTCATTGTCCCATAAATTCCAGTTGATGCAGTACCATGAAATAAATCTGTTACCAATCTTGCTAATTGATCGGCAGTAGCTTTATCTTTGGCCCTACAATTAATGGAATATGTTACTGACTCAATACCATTATTCCTACTTCCCCCAGGTAAATCAAAATAATTTATAGCCGGTAAAATAATTGTATTAGCAGTTCCGGCGCTTATTCTATTTCCAGCAAATATTCTAGTGCTAACTATCGCAGTTATAGCCGTGGTTTGATTGAGCGAATATCCGATAAGCTGCGAAGGTGTCATTTAATTCCCTTTTCTTTTAAATACGCTTCATGCTGTTCAAAATACTCTTTAAATTCTTGTTTTCCATTTACAGTAAAAATAACTATAGCTTTCCCTTTCGCTAAATCTAACGACGGCCTAAGAAACGGTTGCGCGTTCATTCTTACGGTTCCATACTCTACATGCGGCGCATAATCAACTGCCGTACCGACTAAAACTTCATTATCATCATTCGGTTTTTCTATCTTTTTAAAAGAACTTACTTGATGCCCCTGTGGCGGAACCTCTTTAGCATATTTACTAGGATTCTCTAATTCAGTCCCTTTTATATCACTTTGCGTAGTAATAGAAGCTGCTAAATAGCCATAATTAACCGCGCATAATAATTTTGCTTGACCTTCTACCACTAGTCCGATTTCGTACGCTGATTTATTTACAACTTTTTTACCTTTTATTTTTACATCTTCACCTTTCC